CTCCGCCAATCAGTCCAGCACTTTCTCTATGTCCCCAATTTAGCTCGAGAAGTCGCGATATTCGGCCCGAATTGCTGAAAGCCCTCGGAGTTCACTTATTCTCTCCCACTAGCGAGCACGTCACACATGGGGTTTAGCGCGAATCCTCTCTAGGCATATTAGCGAGGTGCACTTTTTGTGATCCTCCAAGGCGAGCTTGGTGCCCGCAAAACGAGGATCCCTACCTTCTAGGCTGGTGTGGTGCCCCACGGCCATGCTCTGCGCCCGGAAAGACTGGATCGCACGCCGATACGGAAAGTCGCGGGGGGATGTGTACTTGTTTTTGCAGGACGATGTTGGTAGGCGTCGCGCGGCTGATATCGTGTGCACACTCCGCTGAGTCGGTTGGATCGGAGTGTCGATGCACTCGGATGCTTCGCTTTATTCTCAATGAGGCTGGTGACTGGTCAGGCGCTCAATAGGACGGCGGTATAGCGTCGGATCGCGGACTCAGACGAATGTGATGTATGCGTGAGGCGGATGCGTGCCTTTGATGCGCGGCTTGCTGTCGCTCTTCTTTTCCGCCACGGTGATTTTGCATTCCGCCTCGAGCAGCTTCAGGACCTCCCGCATGTGTTTCGGAAGGAACGCCGTGTCGTCGATCACGTATAGCTGCACAGCCGCGACGAGGATGTTCTTCCTTTTCGCGAAGCGAGCGAGCAGATCCGCCTTCAGGATGTCTTGATACGCCTTAAGGAAGAAAACTTGCTGCTGGGGATCCGTGGCGTCGGAGAAGCTGAAGTCGCCGAGCGGCGCGACTTTCCACATCGCTTCCTTCATTTTTTCATGTCCCTTCGCGTTGTTCGACGCGAAAAATAGGTGGTATACGACGCGATCATTTTTGTCGCGCAGCTCGAACGAACGGACGAACCGTGCGATCTTTCGGAGCCGCTCGCGATAGATCTCCGTCAGAACTTCGACTCTGTTCGGCTGATCTACGGCGTCGAACGGTTCGTCGCTTCCGAAAGCTTCGCGGATGTGACCGCGAACTTCGTCCTTCGGATGCTCGAGCCATCGATTGATCGAATCCACCATGAAGCTGACGAAGAGCTCGCAGCTTGGGTTGTCGAGCAGGCGTTTCACCAGGCTGTACGGGATTCCCGCAAAACCGAAGGGATCGACTAGAGCGAACGTCGGAGCGATCTTCAGACCTTTCTTTGCCAGCTCATCGAGTTCCGCTGTCATCGTCGGCGCGAACTCACCGCACTTCACTTCCGTCTTGAAGCTATCGGGACAGTCGAGCTTTTTGACTTCTGCTTCGAGATGATCCGCACGCCGCCGCATTACCTCGATGAAGAAAAAGGAAATTTCCTTCGAGAGTTTCGCCTTGTGCGACTTCGCGCACTCAAGCGCGATGATCGGCGATCCCGGCTCGCCGCCGTTGTAGCGACCCGGACCCGCGAATCCGTCGAGATAGACGAGCCGACCATTCCAGCTGCTCATGATCGGAAACCATGCGTCGAGATAGGTGCGGAGAACGGTGTGCTTCGCTGCTGTGTGGGTCTCGATGTCCCACGTCGTAGGTTCAGGTTTCGTCACGTACCTTATTAAATCAGAAACCGGGAGTTGTGGGAAACTACAGATAGCCGTACGATTCACCGCGACAAGGGGGCCCACCATGGCGGACACATCGCACATCGAATGGACCGACGCAACTTGGAACCCCGTGACCGGATGTACGAAGATCAGCCCGGGGTGTAAGCACTGCTACGCCGAGCGCCTAGCCAAACGTCTTCGGCTGATGGGCCAGCCGAACTACCGGAACGGCTTCAGGCTCACTCTCCAACCTCAAATGCTGGATCTCCCGCTTCGCTGGAGTTCGACGCGCCGGATCTTCGTGAATTCGATGAGCGATCTCTTCCATGAGGATGTACCGCTCGAATACGTGAAACGCGTTTTCGACGTGATGTCGCGCGCGCACTGGCATCAGTTTCAGGTCCTCACGAAGCGCGCGGACCGTCTCCGGGAATTGAGTCGGGAGCTGCCGTGGCCTTCAAACGTGTGGCAGGGCGTCAGCGTCGAGAGCGAGCGCTATCTTGACCGCGTCGATGATCTCCGCGAGACGGCAGCTGCCGTGAAGTTCCTGTCGCTCGAGCCGCTCCTCGAAGCTCTGCCCAATCTGGATCTTCGGGGGATCGACTGGGTGATCGTCGGTGGGGAATCCGGACCGGGCGCCCGTCCGATCGAGAAGAGGTGGGTCGTCGAGATCCGGAAGAAATGCAATCGCGCCGGCGTCGCGTTTTTCTTCAAGCAGTGGGGCGGCGTTCAGAAGGGCAAAACCGGGCGCACGCTCGAAGGCCGCACATGGGACGAAATGCCCGCCGATTCTGCGCTCGCCACCATCTGAAGGACCCCTGGTGGACACGGTCGAAATGTTGGCTCAATACGTTGAGAAGATGGGCACGCAGCTGGACCTCTCTTTCAAGCATGCTCGAGCGAACTGTGCTGGATTCACTGGCGCTGGTAGCAGTATCGAATTCCCTGGGGCGAAAAACCGAGCCCGTAAGGGAGCCACACAAGACTCCAGTTCTCGCCTTGGTGCGTGCCTGCGTTGAGTGGGAAGGTTGAACTCAGCCTCATGGCCGTTGGTGTCGATCGCTCCCGGAGCGCTTTTCCAAACAGGTTATGGATGTCCGAGAATCGTTCGTTCCTGGTCCGACCAGTTCAGCGGAACACCCTTCAATAGATTTTTCAATGTGAGACTTGGTGGATGTTTGCCGACGAGCAGAGCCTCGGTGACCTTTGGAGATAAATGCGCACATTGCAGGATTTTACGTACGTATCTTTTGGTTAGACCGGAGTTTTTAGCGAGCTGAGCAATCGTGCCGTATTCTCCGGCGACGATTCGTTCGTACCAGTCGCGAGAGCGCGCGATGGCCTTAACAACTGAAGGAACCGGAGGAACGCACCCCGAATCGTCGTTGGGAGCGATGATGTAGCTCTCCGAACCTCGCCGCGCGATTTTGAAGTCGCCCACGATCTGCAGGGCGGGTTTTTCACGGAACGCCACAGCAGTGTCAGGGCGCATTGGTCCGTGGTTAAGATAGTCGAATAAGTTTTTTTTCCCAATTTCGACCCACACTTTGGACTGGCCGATTGTTACGCGCGACACGACGCTCCTGATGAGTTGATGCAACTTGGCACGTTCGAGCTGCGGCCAGAGCTGCATCCGTTGCGCGATTTGTTTTGTGATTGAATCCCGAATCATACCATCATCAATTTCACGCACGAATTTGTTGGGCGACCGGAGAAGGGCAAAAATCTGCCGTCCTACAAGGTTTTCCAACTCTTGGGCAGGGAAATGTGTAATGGGTGGTTGGATTCCAGTCTGTTGAATCACTGTCTGCGAAGTGTAGTAGCGGTAGCGCTTCCCGTTTTTTCGGGATTGTGTGGGCGTGAAGCGAACGCCGTTCGAGTCGAAGAGCAGTCCGCTGAGTGGGCTCGAGCTTGAACGAAGGCCGGCAGAACGGTGAGCTCGATTGTTTTGCTTCAGGCGCGACGCGACCTGATCCCAGAGCTCTCTTGAGACGATCGCCTCGTGTTGCCCCGGAAAGTACTCATCGCGATGAACGATTTCTCCAAGATAAATGCGATTGCAGAGCAGATGATGAAGCGCTCCCCGAGAATAAGTGGCTCCCCCGTACTCTCGCCCCGCGTTGCTGCTGCGAATCTTGCTTCGCGTTTGACTTTGTTCGAGGTGCTGCTTAAGTTTTGTCAGGCATCCCAATCGCAGGTATTGGCGGAAAATCTCCCGAACCGTATCGGCTTCTGATTCACGGACGACAAGTTCGCGGTTCACACAGTCGTAACCCAGCGGAACCATTCCTCCCATCCAGATTCCTCTCTTTTTCGAAGCCGCAATTTTGTCTCGGATTCTCTCGCCGGTGATCTCGCGCTCGAATTGAGCAAATGACAGAAGCACGTTCAGAGTGAGGCGTCCCATTGAACTCGTGGTGTTGAATTGCTGTGTGACCGACACAAAACTGACGGAGTTGGAATCGAAGATTTCGATGATCTTTGCAAAATCGGTCAAAGACCGGGTGAGACGATCAACTTTATAAACAACGACAGTGTTGACCTTTCCTTCTTGAATGTCGCTCAAGAGCAGTTTCAAGGCGGGGCGATCCATTGTTCCGCCCGAGATGCCGCCGTCGTCGTATATGTCCTTCAGTACCGTCCAGCCCTCGTGTTTTTGACTGAGGATGAAAGCTCGGCAGGCCTCGCGCTGTGCAGCGAGTGAGTTGAACGATTGTTCGAGGCCTTCTTCGGAAGACTTTCGCGTATAAATCGCACATCTAGTCGGTTCTTTAATCACTGCTTGAATCTCGATTTGACGTCCTCTTTGTTAAACCAAAGAAAGCAGGACCGGACCACCGGGTGCCTGTGATTTTTCGAGCTATTTCGGAAAGGCTACGATATTCCTGGTCACGATATTGGTAGGCCATTTCCTTGACTTCGACTTCGTGGATTTCGCCTTTCCAGCGTCGAATGACGCGAGTACCGGATTTCATCGGCGGTCGCGGTATTCGGCCCTTAGGCCTCCGCGCGCGCTCCACCCATTGCATTGCTGATTTCAGCATCGTTTGCGCGTTAGGACTGAGGCCCCCTTTGACGCTTTCCTGAATTCGGTAAGCGAGAAACGGAATCATTATTTCCCGGCGGACTCCGGACGGGGCCGTTTTGCCGTAAAGTTCTCGCCAGCGACCGAGGAGTTGAATTCGAGTCATCTTGCCCAGTGCCGCTATCAAATTGGCCGGCCGATTCTTCATATCGATACAGTTCCGCTCTTACGCCGCGAAGAGTCAAGTGCTACCGGCGCCAGATCCGGGCGATGGGCTCCGCTTGGCCATAGGGGCTATATCAGGTTGCGCGGGCACGTAAAAATATGCCAAGCGGACGAATTAGTTGGGAATATGCTTAAGAGGCGGGGAAAAATGCTGGACGCACCGGACTTACTCATTTCCGCGTCTAACCTAGCCCCAGCCTCCAATACGGAACCTGCGTTTTGGCAAAATAGCGGAATGCGTCGGGGCCGTGGTCGTGATGTTTCAACGGTTTTTCCTCCCCATGCTGCGCCGCCTTCGTATCCCAAGCGTACGACTGCATTTCCTGAACTGTCTTCCCGGTAGTCTGGCGACAGAACCGCACCAACCTTTGGTTCAAAATCATCGAGGAGACGCGGATTCCTTCATGTACATCGTCTTCCGCATCGGCATGCCAGATCCCTCGCTTGATCATTTCCACTTTGAAAGAAGCGGCGGAAGGGTCGATGATGACCTTTGCGTTGTTTTGAGGGCCGATGAATCTCGCGAGATCATCGGCGTATTCGGCGTCAGTCTTCTGGCGCATTTCGGCAACTGAATCCCAGTAGTATTCGCGCGTCACCCAGAAGAGTTTTCCGTCGTCGTATATGTCCAGAAACACCATTGGATTGGTCGTTCCATAGTCCACGGCGATGATCCGCTGTTGATGTCCGCCCTCGGCCCGTAGTCCGACGGGTTCATCTTTCAGATCGTAGAGCAGTTCCTCGGACCAAGAATCCTTATAGATTGCGCCCTCAGCCATGACCCAAAGGCCGTCAATGAACCTCTTGTAAAAGAATCCTGTATATAGTCGCTTCTGCGACTCGACGAAATCGGTAGCGAGGTTAGGGTTATCAGCCATCGTGAAATGGTCGGACCATAGAATCTTCCTAGCCCTGAGCTCTGCATTGTCGAGGTATCCGAGTTTTAACCAGTGATATGGGCTGTCCGGATTAGTCGTGCCATAGAGCCGCGCCCCTTCGGGCGACATCCGGCTAAGTAGCATCTGAAAAAAACTGTGTGGCATGAGACTGACCTCGTCGCATAGGGCAACACCGACTGTTAAGCCCCGAATGTAACGCTCGGAAGCCTCATCCTTGGCACCGATAACCTGCCATTCGGAATCAAACAGCCTGAGGTTTCCAGTGCTTCGGTTGTAGTTATAGTTCCGAGAGCCGACGATATCGAACAAGTCGCGTAGAACATTGTTGTAGATAGTTTGCTTTGATACACCGGTGATTATTTTGCGGCCCGCAACGTCGTAACAGCAGCAGTAGATCGCCTTCGGGTGAAGGCACCACGTCTTCCCACTGCGAACCGCTCCTTCTAGAAGATTGATCGGCCAGTCGGCTTCTGGGGGCCGCATCGCGAAACGCTCAGGTCGAATGCCAAATCTAAACGTGGGCGTCACGAGTCTTCACCAGCGATCGCGTTCGACGGTGCGGAGCCGGCTGAACCGACCAAAGGTCTCTCCTGAACAGACCTATCGGTTTCCAAGAGGCGGCTTCTCTCACGAAACTCCTCAAGCAAGGCGCCCAGGTTGTTATCCTGGCCAGAGCGGGCTTTCGCCGTTCTCTTCAGTAGCAGTTCGGTGGATCTAATATCTCCGCCGATAGCTTTATTAACGAATTGCTTAGCAACCGCTTGACGTTTGGTCATCTGTAGAAACTTCGTACCTTCTTTCAGGGTGACTTTCGTGCGCAACTCCTTCTCGATATCCTCTTCGAGAGTCGTGCTTTTGCGAGGCCGACCATTTGGGTTTCCGGATTTGCCGGGTTTAAATTGGGTCCGCTTCGGTGGTTTGCCATAGCCAACCGGGTAACTTGAGTGATTGTCTTCAGGCATGGTTGACCTCGGTTTTGGCGCTGGAGATCTGGTCAAAAGCTATCCCGCTGACGGCGTGTACCGCACGGTCTCCGGTGTAGCGCTGCCATCTCTTGATTGCGGCATCAACGTAGACGGCGTCGAGTTCAATCCCGTAGCATGAACGACCAGTGCGTTCGGCGGCGATGAGCGTGGATCCGGAACCCAGAAAAGCGTCGAGAACGAGGTCGCCTCGCGCCGAGCAATCGAGTAAGGCGTCGGCGATTAAGGCGACCGGTTTCACTGTGGGATGTACGGCTAGGAGATTTCCTTCCTCGGAAAGCTTCGAAAACGTACTCGCATTTGGATATTCCCACACATTCGTCCGGTCGCGGCCGTATCGACCGAGCCGGACGTTGTTTCGATGCTGATCGTGACCGTTTTTAAAGACGAACACCAACTCGTGCTGCGAGCGATAGAAGGATCCCATCCCTGCGTTATTTTTGACCCAGACGCAAATGTTCAAGAGCGATTCGTAAGCCTGGCGGCCTGCGTGGTGGAGTTCACCCACGTGCCGCCAGTCCATGCAGATGAAGTGAACTGAGCCCTTCGAGCTGTAGTGAGCTAGGAACCGCAAGCTGGAGGTAAGGAAGGAAACGAACTCCGCTTCGCTCATCTCACCGGACGCCATTTCAAATTCGCGATGTTGTACTAAACCCTTTCCACTCACGTTTCCTTTGATTTGGACATTATAGGGAGGATCTGTAAAGACGACCTGGGCCCGGTTCTTGCCCAGTAGCATCGAAAATGCACTTTCTTTGAGCGAGTTTCCACACAAGATCCGATGTCGCCCCAACTGCCACACGTCCCCAAGCTTTGTGACTGGGTCCGATAACTCTGCGATTTCGAATTCGTCATCCGGATCAGGTTTGCCGTCTGGCGCCGCCAGCAATAGATCGATTTCCGGGATTTCAAAGCCGGTGATCGTTATGTCAAATTCGGTTTCAATCTCGAGGAGGTGCTGCAGTTCGATTGCGAGGATCGATTTGTCCCAGCCCGCTTTTTCGGCAAGCCGATTGTCCGCGATGACATATGCCCGAACCTGATCAGCGGACAGACTCTCGAGTCGGATCGTCGGCAGCTCAGTCATCCCTAGAAGACTCGCCGCGGAAACCCGGCCATGCCCCGCGATGACGATATTGTTGCGATCAAGTAGAACCGGATTCGTAAATCCAAACGCCTTGATGCTGTCCGCTATTTGACGTACTTGTCGTTTGGAGTGAGTTCGTGAGTTACCAGGATTGTTTTTGAGGTGCTCGATTTTCTGATACACAACTAACAGCTCCGCCATATCGCCAGTCATAAAATTCAGTTCTCCATTTTTCATCGCCATCGACAAGAACGAGATTCGGTAAGTCGGAATCGTTTCCTGCGAAGCGTGTTTTAATAATTGACTGGACCAGCGTACAAATGTTGTGCTCTACTGTAAAGTATGGAGAATGTAGAGCACTTGACGCACGGATTTCAATGGGCTGATTCTCCGCAACTGGATGGGAATCTTGAAGTTAGCAACATAGGCCCCGACCTACAGATCTGCGGCTTGTTGCCGGATCATACTTCTCGAGCATCCTCAGTAGACGTTATTCTGAGCTTCGCGCGAGTCCCGAAAAGTTGTCCGATAGGTCAGCCGAGGACTGGCAAAGAATCACCCGATGTACTCTTTGCAAATGCAGACTCGGATGAGAAACTAATTAGTTTTGTTCGCAGATTTGGACCCGTGGTCGCTAAGTACGTACGCGTCGAGCACCTCAGTTCCGATAGCGAATTGAGCGAGCTTAGACCGAGAGCCGGATTGATTGCGGGGCAAGATATTCAGGAACTTAGGAATGAGCAGGTGATTTACCGTGCCGCAATGCGTCTGGCGATCCTTGCGAGAAAGCGCAAGGAGGAAACGGAGGCGCGAACTCTAATCCGAGAAATCGCATCTCGCATTGGCGATTGGCCGCGGCAGTGGGAGCGGGAACGATCTCAGCGCCACGGAGGAATAGAACCCAGCTGGAGAATGCGCGCTGAATCACTGAAACGAATCGAACATCTGTCTATGGCAGGCCCCGATCCTTTTGGGTTGTCGGTTCACGATGGCGGAATCGTGATTTGTGAATTACTAAACTCGTTCCCTGGGACAGTCTTTCCGAATCCACTTGAGATGCACAGCAGTATCAAATTTGGGATTCGGCCACTACTTTACTCGATCCTCAGACGGCAATTTACGGCTCATCGCGATATCGCGCGTTGCGCAAACACCCGATGTCGAGATTACTTTAACGTCGAACGCGCTGGTCAAGAATTCTGCAGTGAGCAATGCTCGCGGGAACATAGGCAGCGAAAGTATTGGAGCGAACATGGCAAGAAGCTGAGAAAAAGACGAAGGTCGAAGATCAAGAAGAACGCCAAATCCCGAGCTTGAACTGTCGACACGTCACTCGGGTCGAGTGTAAGCTCCCATTGACTTTCGCGAGTCAACTTTCGTTCCCCAACGCACAATTGATATCAGACCGACGAGTCGGTCACCGCCAGCGGACAATTGGGTCTACGTGTCGCGCAACGCCGCCGACAACTTCGTGAATGACTTCGTGCGCTTCGCTCACGGAAAGGTGATCGCCGATGACAAGCACGCCGATGCGGGCGAAATCGGACGCCCGGGAGATTCGTATCGCTGCATACGGTACGGGTGAATTCTTCCCACACGTGAGCCATGATTCTTTCGTTAGTGTAGTTACGCGGACCAAAGCCTTTTACGAAACGGTGTTCCAGCAGCTAGGGAAACTCGACCTCAAGCCGAAGCCCGGAAGCGCCACGCGAACCAGCCGTTTCTGCCGCCGACCTTAGTCTCGCGACCGTCGCAACACGACAGTACGTGTTGACCAATCCGCGTTTCATTCGCGCGCCCCCTCAGTACTCAGCCAAGTCCCGATTAGTCGCGTTACCAGACATGTGGGACTTTAATTGTCAGGTGCCCCAACCAGTCCGGCAGTTACCGATGCCAATGGTGAATGGACTCAGCGCGTCGAACCTTCTCGACTACGTCGGGCTGCGGGTTTCCAACGGATTTCACCGAAGGCCAACCGAGTTTGTCCGTTTTGATCTTCAGGATAGCTTCGGCAGCCGTAACCATCGCCGCGCGTTCCTGATCGCTGCCTTGGATGTTGGTGAGTTCCCGCCTTCGGCGAACAATTGCTGCTTCTGTGGCTCCGGCGAGGACTGTTAACTTTTCAAGGTCGGTTTCGATGAGGGTTGATTTAAACAGCTCTTCCCACGAACTGAATTTCGGAGCGTTTGCAGCCGACATATAACTCACTTCATTCTGAGGAAGGCGCGAATGACGCCAGTACGGGGCCAGGAACTTCAACCGTAGCCCTCGTCGTCGCCGCTGTCAAGACGCGCGTCCGAAGCAACGGTCCAAGGCCACACAAATCGTGAACATCGAATAGACCCTCCGGCTCAGAGTGTGCTGTTCTGAACAGTTTTCGCTCCCTACAGGGAATACTCTACGCGT